GTTTGACCAATCGGCCCGCCGTGGCCTCAACGAATGGGTGCAGCGCCTTAAGTGCGACTGTATCGAAGCCGTCATGCTTGGCAGCCTTGAGACGTACAACACGCTCTATGCTGGCAACAAGGCGAGCATCAACGCCCTTACCTCTACTGATGTCGTCACCAAAGCCACGATCTCCCAAGCGAAGATCATGGCAAACGGCATCAAAATGCAGGAAATCGAGATTGCCCGTGGCCCCAACGGCCAGCGCATTCTGAAGTACTTCTTTCAGGGCAATGACTACCTGTTCCAGGGCCTCCGCGAAAACTCGACTTGGGAAAGCCTGCTCGCCACCGCTGGCACACGCGGCCCCACCAACTACCTCTTCGCAGGCAACCTGCCAGAGTATGATGGCGTCATGCTCAACAATTGGGCAGTCTCCAACACCGCCGCCGATGCTGCTCAGGGTGCGTTCTGCGCTCCCCGCGCCTACCTCGGCGAAGCCATCCCAGCCAAAGGCACCTCCACGGCGCTTACCGTCCTCAAAGGCGGCGGCTTTAACGGCTCCACGGTGCTTACGACCAACGCCATTGCGAAGACAGCTAACGACTACTTCCGCTACTGGCCCGGCGCTCCGTTCACGGCGTTTGAGCAGACTTTCATCGCCGCCACGGTCACTGACAAGTACCTCATGGTGATCAATGGTTCTGGCGCGGATGCTGGCAAATACAGCTTTTTCCACTACACGACCTCCGACGGTTTCACCCTCGGCGATGTGGGCGGAAGCGACCTGACCCGCCTTGGCTCCACAGCCTCCGGCGACTATGAAACCACGCTCACTGGCTCCACCATCACTTGGGGCACTGCTCCTTGGACGAGTGGCTACCTCACTGAGGGCGTCATCCCCGTGGGCTCGCTGATGATCCCAGTCAACAGCAAGGGCCAGCCATACGTCTGCGGCTACTTCCTCGGCAACAACGCCGTGTATTGCGGCTACGGCACGGTCAACGGCAAGGCCTCAACCGCCATGGGCCAGCGTGTCACCCAGGAGAACGACTACACCAACCGTTTCGGTATCGGTGTCCAGATGGTCTGGGGTGCCACCGCCTACAAAAACGCAGCCCTCATCAAAAACGGCTACATCGTCGTTTACGGTGCCTGGAACGCCCCCGGTATGCCGGAGGTGAGCTAACGGTCACGCCTTGGGGCCGCCTAGCCCACCCGCCGGGCGGCCCTTTTGGCAAACTCAACGCAACCCTCTAGCTACCTACTCTAATGCTCCAGATTACTCCAATTCCAACGAATCCGGCGGACCTGCCAGCCCTTCTCGGGGCCAGCCTGTCCACCAACCACCGCGTTTTTGTTTACGACTCATCCAAGCCATCCGGCGATCCTCGGATCTGTGCCGACATGACCTTGGCTGAGTTTTTCAGCGGCGTGAATGCCCTCGTCAACGCGGGCACGATCAGCGGCCCGCGCTCCGATGTTGTGGAAACCGTCACGGCAACCGTTGGCGGCGCTGCAATCGCGGCAGCCTCCAGCCATGTCACTGTCACCAGCTCCAACGCTGATCACATCGTCATCTTGCCCGCCCCCGTGGTAGGCAAACAGCTTGTGATCAACGTCGCCGCAACTGGCTTCGAGCTTCGCAGCTCCACGCCCGCCAGTATCGCCATCAACGGCGGCACAGGCGCTAGCGCAGAGTCCGCCATCGCCGCCAACTCCACATGCTACCTCACATGCGTCTCCTCGACTGCATGGAAAGGCTGGTTCATGGATGCCGACGGCGACCTTGCCAAGATTGAAGCCGCCGCCTAAGCCGCCCAGCCAAACAATCCAGCAGCCCGGCCTTGCCTTTTTGGCGGGCCGGGCTTTTCATTTATTAGATCACATGACCCCAAGTTGCGCCTTTAATAATGAAGCCTATACATGGACGGCTGCATTTGAATCGTTCAGCGATAAGGCGTAACAGCATCCCGTCTTTGCGTAATCGCCTGATTTCTATTATGTCATCATTGGTGAACTTGGCTAATCCATGCCTCACACCTCTAGCCATCCTTTCAGGACGTTTTCTTGAGTGGTGATTATCGCCGCGAGGAACGCTTTCAGGGTGGGTGTGCCAGCCGTGCCGTAATCCGCGTGCAGCCGCCCCTGGATGTTTGCGCAAACCTTGACTATCACCTTTAGCCTGCCTTCCTTTTCTGCATTTATCATCGGAATTATCCTGGATTGAGCCAAGAAATAAATGGTCTGGGCGTACGCACTGAGGATTATCGCAGTGGTGGCAGATAAACATACCTGGAGGTATTTCTCGATTCCGAGACATCATCCAAGCTACCCGATGAGTTCCCACACGCTTTTGGCGTAAAAAATACTGGCCGTATTTTCTTCCAGGTTTGCCTCCTTGCCATAGCCAACAGTCATTAGATTTCTGAACTTTAGACCAAAAATGATTTCGCTCTTTGTCTGTAAAGTTGACTTCGGGACAGATGTCTGCTTGTATGGGTAACGCTTCATTCATAGCACAATATGGGTGGGGTTAGACGCCGGATTACCTCGCAAAAGGTGTCCGGCGTCGTATTGTAACAGATGCCAACAAGCCATCAAAGGCTTCTTGCTAAACCCCAAAAAATATGTACTGTTCACCAGACATCAGACACCAAAATATATGAGAACTTGTTGGCAGATAACATTCCCGCAACACCCCGGCCAAGCCTTCCCCATCGCCGCCAGCAACGGCCTAACCCTGCCCGTCCGCGCCCGCTCCGACGTGCGCAAAGGCAAAGGCTACCCCATCCGCATCTTGACCCGCGCCGAGTGGGACGACCAGAACAAGCCAGCCGGGCCGTACTTGGCCGCCTACCAGCCCATGCGGCCTGTGCCAGACGTGGACTTTGAGGCCGAGGACGGCAGCCTGCACCCGACGGCGGAGGCCTGCCTTGCCCATGAACTGCGCACGCGCTTTGGCGTGGAGACGTTGGATGAGGTGGAGGCCCAGATGAAGGCCATTGCCAACAAAGCCAAGCTCACGGTGGGCGATGTCGAGGCCGCCCTTTACGACAAAAATGGGAACCCGCCATTCTCAGGCGTCCCTGAAACAATCGCCCCCAGTGGCCCGGTGCCGCCGTCGCACAACACAGCAAGCCCCGAACTCGCGAGCGGGGCAGACGGCAACTCTCCCAGCCCCGCAGAGGCCGCCCGCCTCCTAGCCTCCGCCGTCAGCCAGCGCGGCCTCAAAGTAGCCGAGGCAGCCAAGGCCACCGGCCTGACGCCAGCCCAGGTGCGCGCCACGGCCAAGAGCCTGCCGGGCCAGTTCGCCACGAACGGCGGGCGGGTGTTCCTTGTCAGTTAACCGCTTCCCGCCATGTCCACCCACCGCCCCAAGCTCACCGCCGGAGCCTATGCCGCCAGTCTCCGCGACATCGCCCCCAGCATCACGCCATCCCTCAAGGCCGCCCTAGCCTCCGGCCCCCTCAGCCTAGCCGCCCTCGCCGCCAAGGCCGGGCACAGCTTCCCCGTCACGGCCTCGGCGGTCAGGAGCCAGCCAAAGGCTTTTGCCGAGCGTGGCGGGCTGGTTTACGCGCTCTGAAAAGGCCAAGCGCCGGGCTGGCTGAAAAGGGCTTGCCCACGGCTGGCGTGGCTAGATGTGCGTCCAAGTTTTACGGTTAATAATCGCACAGATGACTGGTTGAACCACTCCAAACTGTGCAGCAAGGCGGCTCTGGCTAATACCGCCAGCTGCATATCGGGCGCGGATTTCAATAACCTTGGCGTCAGTAAGTTTGGCATGACCTCTTTTAGCCCCGCGTGCAATTAATTCAGGGTTAAGGCGTGCATAGTGATTGGCTCCACGCGTTTGTCTTCCTTTAGTGGTCTTGTCTTGCATATTATCTGCCTGTGTGCCGATAAAAAGATGATCAGCGCGGCAGCAGGCCGGATTATCGCACCGATGGCAGACGCAAGTCCCGTGGTGGCTGTCATTCCTCTGGATCTGACCATTGGCAATAGTCCATGCAATTTGGTGAGGTTTGCGAATGCGTCCCCGCAAATGAAATTGCCCATATCCGTGCTGATCTTTATAAGCTGTCCAGAGCCAGCACGGACTCTCCATGTGCGGCATTGTGGGGCCAGCTTTGTTGATCTTGCTCCAAAATCTCGCCTCGTCGGTGGTAGTGAGCTTGATTTCTTTGCGTGTGCACGGCACTGTTTGAGTAGCTTCAATCATATCAAGGGTGTGTTTGAGGTTAGCGCCGTGCGGAGTTTCTACCTCCAATCGGCGCGACATTCTAGCCAACAGCACAGCCAACGCAAGCGAATTGCCTCTTGCCGTCAAGAAGCGAGCGAGTAACATGGAACCAATGGCGATTGTCCAAACAATTACAAACGAACTACTTGGCATGTGCGGCCTTGAGGATGTGTCGCATGGACCTCCCAACTTAGAGGCCCGAATCTTGTCTGACCTGAATAGAGGACTCGAACATGTTGGAGAGTCAAATCCAGCCGTTTACTATCAGGTGCGACCAGATCAAGCTGAGGTAATTCGCCCACCCACCACGGTATCGTTGACCTGCACTCAATACAGTAAAGCTGTCACGTTTACATCTGGTTACAATAGTGCATTCATGCCGGGCTGCGCAATCCTCATTAATGGCGATAGTACTCTTAACCGCATTGAGGACGAATCAAGCCCATCGGCACCTTCACTTTCTCAGCCATACATGGGAGCATCGGGCACGGTGCAAGCAGTAGTGTACCACGATTGGATCTCTGTTCCTGTTGGAGTTAGAACGGTCATGGACCCCGTTTCTCTCGACAAGCAAACTATCCTTCTGCCCGCCCAAGGTGCGTCCGACTTGAATATGGGCTGGATGAACTACAGCATGGACTTTGACCGCCGCTACGCTGGGCTAGTGCTGGCCTTGCAAAAGCAGGTGCAGCTAGCCTCCCGATACTGGCCCTACGCCCAGATGGTGCTCGGCACGCTTCGCGGCGGCCTCATGCTAGACACGCTGCCGGGCGAGGCGCACAAGCTCGTCTATGACGCCAAGAAACTTGTGTTCGCCCCGGTCACGACGCTGGCAGACACGCGGGCAACCCTAATGCCCCAAAACAAGGACGTTGAGATCCTTTTGCCCGTGGTTCGGTGGTTTTTCGCCAGTTATCAGTTTTGCAGCATTCCAAAGACGGAACTCCAAGACGACTACACCCTAGCCATGACCAAGGCCGCCCAGCTTACGATTGCCGGGAACATCCAGAAACGCTACCGCTACAGCCAACAGAGATAATGGGAGCGCAACTTTACACACACGATGTCCGCGAGTTTGGTACTCTGGCGAGTTCAATTGAGTCAACCGACATGGGAGGGCGGCTACAACGCGCCATCAACACACTGCTCCGCCCAACTGGCGCAATAAAAGGCATTCCCAAGTACACCCGACTCTGGGCCACGTTCTCCAGCGAAACCGCCGCTACTAAGATCCGCAGCCTGCCCTTCACTGGCTACCCGTCCGGCGTGGGCGTGGACGGGGCGGCCAGGACGGCCAATAAGACAGTGCTGGTGCGCGTCTATCGCCAGGGCAAGAACTTTATCCTCTTCTACGACCTCACCCAGAGCAAGGCACGCGGCCTCTTTTATGGCGGCGATGACGGCAGTTTCACCTCCGGCAACTACGACTTCGCCGCCGGGCCGCCCACCTGGGAAGTGCTGGCCGTGGGCTTCGACGCCAACGCCCGCTTTTATGGCAAAAGAACGGCGACACAATTGATGCTCTCCAACAACGTGGACACGCCCGGCATCTTCCAGCTAGGCCGGACGGCCACGCCGGGCAAGTGGCGCTCGGCAGGCAGCAACGTCCAGCCAGCCACGCCAGTCATCAGCCGGGCTACGCCTGCGGGCACCAGCAACGTGCAGGCCAAGTGGGCCTTGCCGGGCTCGGCTGGCTCGGCGGCCTTCATGTTCATGCCCGTGGTGGCGACGGACTACGTTTACAGCTACACAGCGTCGGCGACGTGCGTTGTCTCGGCCTCGGCCAACACGCTGGCCGTGTCGGGCTTCCTGCCCACGGAGGGCATGGCTGTTTTGCTTGTGGCGACCTCGGCCCCGGCTGGCCTCACCAACAACACGCTCTACTATTGCAAGTCCGTGTCTGGCACGACGACAAGCCTAGCCGCCACGGCTGGCGGGGCTGCCATCGACATCACCAACGCTGGCTCTGGCGTGGTGCTCTACCAGCTTTTCGGCCACGGCTACTCCGACGCCCAGGCCGTCACACTCACGACCTCGGGCACGCTGCCAAGCCCGCTTGCCACGGCCACGACCTATTACATGCGGGATGTGGGCACCAACGTCTTTTTCTTCAAACTGGCGGCCACGGCTGGCGGCGCGGCGATCAACCTCACGACGGCTGGCAGCGGCACGCAAAGCATTGTGCCGACAGGAACAGCGGTCAGGGCGGGCACGGCCACGCTTACGTTCACGGCAGACGGCACGCTTTATCCAGGGGCGTCCGGCAACAACCGCATTCAAGTCGCCATCCAGCAGTCAGCCTACGCCACATCGATCAGCTCCACCCTCTCCGGCAGCGGCACGACGAGCAACCCGTACCTCTACACCATCATCACGGGCAGTTCCGCGCCCATCAACTCCACCGACGCCGTGGTGGCCTATGTCAACGCCGACACCCGCGTTGTGGGCATTCTGGAGGCCGCCAAGTCCGCCGCCGATGCCACAAGCGATACGGGCAGCTACGGCCCGGCCTTCTTGTCGGGCGGCCTGGGGGCAGGCACGTCGGAGGGGCTGACATCGCAGACTTGCACGGTGTATCTGCGCTATTTCGACTCAGGCACGGAGCGGCTGGGCTACGAGGGCATCAGCTCCGACATCTCCAACACGATCATCTTGGACGAGTCCACCCGCTCTGACATCCTAGTGACTATCACGCCAGACCCGGCTGCCGAGGGCGGGCGGTTTGATTTGATCAGGGTGTATTTCCAGTTTGGAGAAGGCACCGCCGCCGTGTGGTCATTTGTAGGCGAGGTGGCAAATACGTCTGGCACAAAGACATTGCAGGTCGGCACGAATACAGAAATCGGTTCCGCAATGTCAGTGGACCAAAATAGGCCTTTGCCGTACAAGGATGTTGTGATGGTGGGCGGCCAGACTTGGTTCGGTGGCGGTCTTGATAATCCCGACCTGCTTTATGTCTCCAAGACCGCAACCGACGACGAGATTTGCCCAGAAGGCGCATATTCGCAGGAACCAGAGCTTGTCAGTTTAGCCCGCCAGACCAGCCGCCTACGAGTGACGGCGCTTTATACGGATGATTACCGGCTCCACGTCCACACCAACAACGGCGTGATTCTACTGAACCCGTCCGATCCGACAGCCGACAAGCATATCCCGCAGGTTACGGTGGGGGCGCTCAATCCGGCGTGCATCACAGATTATGAGAACTCCAAAATCTTCTTTTTGGGATCTGACCTGCAAATCTATGAGTTTAGCGGTGCCCGCTACGGACGCCGAAACATTGCCGCTAGCACCAAAGATGCCATTGAGTACATCCTCGATATTGCCAACATCGACCGTATTGGGCAGCAACCTGATAGGGTTAATACATATATTGACCTCCGCTCGGAGATCTACTGGTATTCGTTCCCTGGACAAGACAACACGTTGACTAGCTTTGCGTTTGATTTCCAAAACAACGGAGTCGTTGGCGAGTTCACATACCCTAAAGTCTTTTGCGTGGCAAAGATGGAGGCAGAGCGCCCTGAAACTGTTTTCTGCGATGAGGACGGAAACCTGTTTTTTATGGACTCGCGCCAACAAAATGACAGTGGGGATGAGCTTAGCACTAGCTCTGCTTACACTCCGCACGCCATCGCCGATCCAATACCCGTTGGCTTAGCCGGATACGGCTACGTTGACCGTGGCGGTTTCCGCTATTACCAAGCCTATCAGGCGGTAATCGAAACAGGTTTTATTGACCTCGGGCGCTTGTCCAGCTTCAAACAGTTCACAGGGTTGATCCTTAGCACCGTCAAAAATAGCCGTGCATTCCTCGACATTGAACTTGTTAATAAAAGCGGGTTTACTGTTTCGAGAACCGTAAACGACCTGTATTCAACAGGAACACAGCAACTTAGGAAAGTAATGGCTCAACTTGGAGGCGAAGCAGTAAAAATCCGCTTTACCATTACCTCAGCAGAACAAAGCCCGTGGGTTATTCGCAATCTGTCCCTGCTTTACCGCAGCGCAGGGCAACTCTAGGCAGTGAGGCTCCACAGCCAAAGCACCAGCCGCCCCGGTAGGCCCGCCCGCCGCAGTACGGGCATTTGCTGATAGCGCCCTGCCGTTCAATCGGCACGCTTGGCTGGCTTTGCAGAGTGGATGGACGTAGGATAAACGCTGCATCCCGATTTACTGGCGTGCAGTGATGGACGAGCGCATTCATAGCCTAGCCCGCCACCTTCGCGGCGTCATAA